TTTTCTCGGCGAGCTCGGCGTGTCCGCTGGACTCGCCGACGAAGTGATGTCGGCTGACGAGGCGTTCGTCAGCTTGCGAGATCAAATTCGGTAACTGCGTCCCGCGCCGCGCGCCCGTCGAAATTTCAGATTTCACCATCTCACCTCAGGAGGAAACCAATGTTCACGCGTTCCATCACTCGCCATTCTCTTCTGTCGTCCTGCGCGTTTGCCGCACCAGCCGAAGCCGGTTCGGCCAAGCCGTCGGTGCCGGCTGCCGGCAAGTCTCCGTTCGCGCACCTCGCGCGCAGCAAGCCGAATGCGGCTGAGGACGACAAGGACGACAAGAAGGACAAGAAAGACGCATCCGAAAAGGACGAAGGCGAGGAGGACGACGAAGAGGACGAAGACAAGAAATCCAAAAAGTCGAAGAAGGCGAAGAAAGCCGCCGACGACGATGAGGATGATTCCGAGGACGCCTCCGCCGAGGAGGACGACGAGAATTGCGAAGAGGACGAGGACGACAAGAAAAAGTCGAAAAAGTCCAAGAAAGCCGCCGATGACGGCGACGACGACAGCGATCGCGAAGACGAGGACGACACCGAGGCCCGCAAGGCGCGCGGTCGTGAGCGCGGCCGCATCCGGGCGATCGTGCTCTCCAGCGCAGGCAAACTCAATCCGGTCGGCGCGATGGAGCTCGCCTGCGGCACCTCGATGCCGCGGCGCCAGGCGATCGGCGTTCTGCAGGCGATGGGTGCGCCTGCCGCAAGCTCGCCGCGTCAGACCGACGCGTTGCGCAACCGGATGTCTGGTGTCGAGACGCCGGAGATCGGATCGGGCGATGCCCGTCCCGATGCGAATGCCAGCCCGGCGAAGGCCACGGCGGAGGCGATCATCGCCGCCGGCAAGAAACGCCGCGGCGAGAAGTAGTCGAGACGTCACCGCTTCCCTGGCCGCGCGTGATCCCTGCGCGCGGCCGGTCCTGAAAAAACTTCAACCCCTCATTTGAAAGGAGCGCCGCGATGGCTCTCAATCCGACTTTTATCGGCGACAACCCTCAGCAGCCGAGCGCCGTTGCGGAAAGCTACATTCCCGATCAGCTTATCGCCGGCAATCTCAAGCTTGTCAGCGACAATGGCATCGTCAGCGGCGCGGCGGCTCTGCTTCGCGGGTCGGTGATGGGGCTGACCAAGTTCGGTTCGGTCAGTGGGACGCCCGGCAAGGCGTTTGCCAGCGGCACGATCCTTATTGCGGCGTTGCCGGCGGCCGGCGATACGCTGACCATCGGTGGCACCGCGATCACCTTTGCGGCCGCCGTGCCGGACGTCGCGCCGCCTCCCGGCACGGTCTACATCGGCGCCACGACCGCGCTGACCGCGCAGGCGCTGCTCGCCTATCTGAACGGATCGACCGACACGAACCTGGTGAAGTTCACCTATTCGCTGAATGCGTCTACCATCACTGCAACTGCGGCAGTGCCCGGCACCGGCGGCAACGCGCTGACGCTCGCGACCTCCGACAGCGGCGCCTTCACCCTGTCGGGCGCGACCTTGGCCGGCGGCACGGCCAACACCGGCAACGCCACCTTGAGCGCGATGTCGGCGGGCAAGAACGTGAAGGCCGGCAATTATGTGGCGACCTGCTTGACCGCGACCACGGCGCAGGTTGTCGATCCCGGCGGCGAAGAGATCGGCGTCGTCACCTTCGGCACGCCGTTCGTCGATGCGCAGATCAACTTCACGATCACGGCGGGCGGCACGCCCTGCGCCGCCGGCGACGCGTTCGTCCTCACCGCAGCTCCGGCTGCCGCCGGCATCTACAAGTTCTGCACCGCATCCGCGGTCGACGGCAGCGAAGTGGCCGCCGCGATCCTGGTCGACTTCACCGATCCCACCGGCGGCAACGTCAGCGCCGGCGTCTATCTGATGGGTGAGTTCAACGCGAACGCGCTGGTCTATGACCCCTCGCTCTCGCTTGCTTCCATCAAGGCCATGTTCGCCGGCAAGGGCATCTTCATCAAGAACTCCGTCGCGGCTGACGATCCGAGCTGAACGGTTCTTTCGCGTTCCAGTCCCACCTCTCATCCTATTCACATCATTCCCTAACGGAGAAGTACAATGGCTGGCACGCCCGGCGGTAACTTGATCTATGATACCAACGTGTTGATCCAGGTCGTTCCGAACCTCAAGCGTTCGACGAAGTTTCTGCTCGACAAGTTCTTTCCGAACATCATCACGGCGGATTCGGAATTTGTGTCGATCGACGTCGATGTCGGCAAGCGGCGCATCGCGCCGTTTGTCTCGCCGCTGGTCGAAGGCAAGCTGGTCGAGCAGCGCCGCATGCAGACGAACACCTTCAAGCCGGCCTACATCAAGGACAAGCGCGCGCCTGATCTGCGCAAGCCCGTCCGCCGCATGATCGGTGAGCGCATCGGTGGCGACATGACCGGCGCCGAGCGCGAGATGGCCAACCTCGAAGCCGAGATGACGGATCAGATCGACGTCGTCGATCGCCGGCTGGAATGGATGGCCGCCTCCGCCCTCTCGACCGGCACCGTCACCATCGCCGGCGACGGCTTCCCGACCGTCGTGGTGGATTTCGGCCGCGACCCGTCGCTGACGGTCGCAAAGACCGGCGGCGCGCAATGGACGCTCGCCAACGTGCTGGCGGGCACGGCGTCGCCGACCAGCGACATCGAAGCCTGGCAGCGTCTGATCCTGAAGAAGTCGGGCGCCACCACCACCGACATCATCTTCACGACCTCGGCGTGGGAAGGCTTCATCGCCGATCCGCTGCTCAAGGGCGCGATCTATTATCCGAAGCTCGGTGAATCCGGCAACCTCATCGATCCCGGCGCGCGCATCCAGAAGGGCGCGGTCTTCAAGGGGCAGTGGGGCCAGTACTCGCTGTGGATCTACAACGAGTGGTACGTCGACAGTGGCACCGAGGGCGGCACCGTCGACAAGGAATATCCGATGCTGACCGACGGCACCGTCGTCATGTCGGGACCGGACATGATGGGCACGCGCGCCTTCGGACAGATCCTCGATCCCGCGTTCAACTATTCGGCGCTGCCTTACGCGCCAAAGACCTGGGTCACCGAGGATCCGGCGCAGCGCTACATCCTTATGCAGTCCTCGCCGATCGTGATTCCGTCGCGCGTCAACGCCGCGTTGTCGGCGTCGGTTTGCCCGGCCGTCTTCACCTGACGAACGGTTGATCCTCTCCCGCGCAACCGCGCGGGACGGGTTTCGAACAATTTCAATCCATTCATCTTAAGGAGTTTTGCCCATGGGCAACGAACAGCAGCAGGGCCAGCGGCCCAATCAGCATTCGGAAAAAACCGCACGCGGCATCGTGGCGCGCGGCCGCAGCGTCGACGTTCCGGATTCCAGCGTCCGGCAGACCATTGGCTACAACGCCGAGGGCAAGCCGGTCACCAAGGCGGCGATCCGGACCTACCTTCCGGGCCAGGAGCTCCAGTTGCCGGAGAGGGAAATCCTCAGCCTGCGCGAGCGGGGCTTCCTGCTCGATCCCGATCAGTCGGTGCCGGAGCTGGCCGAAGGCCCGCGTTTTACCGAAAACGGTCCGCACGCTTCCGCAGCCTGATCGAGCGGGTGCCGGACAGGCGGCGCGAACTTCTTTTCGACATCGATCGGCCGCGGCCGCCGCCAGTCAAGCCGCCGCCTCCGGCACGAACTGTCGCGCCGTCAAAGCCGGATATCAGGAAAATCATCATGACACCGCTCGTGATCATCGTCGGCGCCGACAAGGGCGGTGTGGGCAAAACCCAGATCACCCGCGCTCTCCGCGACATGATGGAAATGCCGGCGTTGCGCAAGCTGCCGCGCGCGCACATGTTCGACGGCCAGTTTCCTCGCGGCGACCTGGTCCAGTTCTGCCCGGAGGCGGAGGTCGTCAACATCACCGAGGTCTCGGACCAGATGAAGATATTCGATACGCTGGAAGGCGTGACGATTGTCGATATCCCGGCCGGTCAGCTCGGCTTCATGCTGAAATCCTGCGACGATGCGCGGCTGCTCGATGATGTGAAAAGCGGGCAGTTGCGCATGGCTCTGATCCATGTGCTGGGGCCGTCGGTGTCATCGCTGGACGAGATTGCCGATGCGACCGCGATGCTGGGCACGTCGGCCAAGCACTTCATCGTCAAGAACCACATCAACGAAACGAACTTCTTCGAGTGGGATGAAAGCTCCACTTACGCGCGGTCGTTGCGCGCGCTGGCCAGCGTCACGATCGACGTGCCGCATCTCAACACCACGGCCAACGAAGCGATCCAGCAGCACAAGCTTTCGTTTGTCGATTTCATCGCAGGCAAGTCCAGGGACGGCAAGCCGATCAGCCGGACCTTGCGCGGCCAGACCGCCAAATGGCTCGAACGAACCTGGGCATCCTTCGAGCAGCGCGGGCTCGCACGCATGATCGAAGAGACGTTCCAGGCAGACGCCGGCTAAAGCGATGCAGAACTATCTCGGCGATGGCGATGTCCTGACGATCATTGCGCCGGCGCCGGTCATCTCCGGCCAGCCGCTTCTGATCGGAGCGATGTTCGGCGTCTGCCTCGCCAGCGCGGCGCAAGGCCAGCCGGTCGAGTTCTGGCTCAAGGGCGTCTATCAGCTGGCGAAGAACACCGCCGAGGTCTGGGCGCAAGGCGTGGCGCTCTATTGGGACAATGCCGCCGCGGTCGTGACGCTGACGTCGGGCGGCAATACGCGGATCGGAGTAGCTGCAGCTGCAGCGGCCAATCCCTCAAGCCTGGGCAATGTCCGGCTCAACGGATCGTTCTGATCATGGATTTTTCGAATCTCGTGCTGGGCCATTGTATGAATGCTTTCGCCGTTCCGATCACGGTGGCGCCGGCGAAGTCGATGCCGGGACAGCCGATCTACGGTAGCCAGGTCGGCAAGCCGATCC